GGGTGGGGTCGATCTTGCGGGCCTGGGCCTGGGCCAGGAGGACCGCCTGTTGCACAGCCCGGACATCTGGCGTCATTCGCCGTCTCCCATGTCGCCCGTGAGGCTCTTAATCTCGGGCGCGAGGCTCTGGGCCTCGTCGGGGTGGGTCAGAAGCTCACGGGCCAGTTCCAGAAGCTGGATTTTCTCCCGGCTCTTGCGGTCGGCGTCCCGGCTCTGGTCCTGCATGACGACGTCGTTGTGCTTGACGTCGATTTCGCGGGCGCGGGTCTTGGCGTCCATAGCCTTGATCTGCAGGTCCATGGCCTTGGTGGGGTCTTCCGGCGTGGCAGCCCCAGCAAGACCGGCGTGGGCCTTGGCCTGAGCCTCCAGCATTTTGGCTTGGGAGTCCGTCGTCTTGGCGTCGGCCTCCTGCTTCTTGATCTGGATTTCGGCCATGGCCTTCTGGATTTCCGGGGGCATTTCCTTTTTGGCCCCGGCTGGGATCAGGAACTGCTGGGGATTGTTCCAGCCAATCGTCTGCAGGGCGGCGGTATCAACAGCCACCGGGTCGTACATGCTGGGGTTCGCCGCCTGAAGCTGCTTCAAGGCCATGATCTTCATCACGCGCTGGCCGTGGGAGGCGGTGTTCGGGTCAGCCTGGGGCACCAGATCGCAGCTATCCAGGGCCTTGTAGAACATGGCCTCGTCCCACTGCAGGGCGGGCTTGTTGTTGCGCTGCCAGAAGCTCTCGGGGTTCTCCCGGAAGCACTCCACCAGCAGCTTGAACTCGGCGGCCTGGGAGGCGTGGACGCGCTTGTGGACGGCATCCAAGACCTTCGTGGCCTGCTCGATCATGGCCAGCGTGGTGCCGACCGGAGCATCAGCCCGGCCCTCGCCGACTTGCTGCTCGGACGTGCCGCCGATACGCATGCCGGTGGACGAGATGTCGTTCACCAGCGACATCAGGGCCTGGGACGGCGGCTGGTAGGGCAGCGGCATGATGGCTTGGCTGATGGGCAGGCCGCCCGTTTTCACCATGGCCCCGCCGCCCGGCGGCACGCGGAAGATGTTGGTATTCTGCCGCCCGCCGGTGTCGGCGATCAGGAAGCCGGGGAAGTTGGAGTACATGCCCGCGTCCAGCAACTCGCGCCAAGCCGCCGTGATGGCGTTGGTGGTGTTGCCCAGGATGTGCAGGAGGCCGATGTCGTAGAACCCCATGCCGGGCACGAACGTGTACTTGACGAAGTTCTGCCGGGCGACCGGCAACTCAGCGGTGTCCTCGTTGTAGTTCCGCACGATGGACAGGATTTCACGGGACGACACGTCGATGGTGACGCGGTAGGGTATCTCAAGGCCGCTGACGCGCCGCTTGTGCTTATGCTCAAAGCCCTTGATGTCGAGTTCGCAGTAGCACTCGTAAATTTCGCGGTCGCGGTCCTCGGGGTTCGTGTCGGACGCCGACAGGCCCTGCTGCTCCTTCTTCTCCCGCTGCAGGCTATCGAGCTTGGGGGCGTTGGGCGTGGTCAGGTCGAGGTCTCGGTAGACGCCCAAAATCTGCAGCCGCTTCACGGTCGAGGGCCGCATGTAGACGCGGTGAGTGATGCGCTTGGCGTTGGACAGGTCGGACGCGGAATTGTTGACGATCAGGTCGTCGGCATCGACGGTCTCGGACACTGGCCGGTTCCGCAGGGGGCAGAAGTACACCTTCTTGAAGGCGGTGCCGCCAAAGCCCAGCATCAGCAGCATGCGGTCAGTGTCGGGATAATACTCGGTGGCCGTGGACGTCAGGTAGTGGTTCAGGTCTCGCTCAAGCGCACCGGCCAACTGGTCAGACTCGAAAGTGGCCTCGTTGTCGTCGTTGCGGACCTTCACCGGGCCATCAGTCGGCAGCAGTTCAGACCGGGCGTTGGCCTGGAAGCGCAGCACAGCCTCCAACAGCAGCGGGTGGCGGACCTTGCTCATGCCCTCCACGGGGGCCCCGTCAGCGCCACCCTGCAGGCTGGGCACCTCAACCTTCAGGCCCAGCAGCTTGACGCCCGTAGTGCGGTCCTCGACCCACTCCTTGCGGGAAGTCATGTCCCGCTCGATGCCGTTGATCAGGTCGCCGGAGATGCGGCTCAGTTCGTCCTTGTCGATCTTCTCAACGAGGTTGTCGAACCACTCGGACGCCTCTTCCTCGGCGGTGGAACCAAGCGGGCTGCCATCCAGGGACACCGTGACAGAGCCGTCGCCGTGCTCAATCTTGAGAATGTTGCCCTTTTCGTCGAGGTCGGGGACATCTTCGCCCTCATCGGCGGCTTCGACGACAATGTCGGCGTCTTCATGGTCGTTTGACGCCCCTGGGTCGGGCAGGCGAATGTTCGGCACTAGCCCCGGCGTCATAGCCATGCGGTATTTCCCTATTCGGCCTCGCGGAGGCACTCCATCTCTTCAACAAAGAGACGAATGCCCTCATGGGCAGCTAAATTATCAGTTTTCAACTCTAAAATATAGACCCGCCTGTGGGCGAAGGGCGGCTCGCCCCACACTTCAACCTCCCACAGGGGCACGGAGCCGCTTCTGATCTTTTCGACCATGGCTGACGCCAGAATGCGGCCACCGGCATCATCTTCCATGGCTATTTCGCGGCCTTTTTGGTGGGTTTATAGTCCGGCTTGACTGCTTTTGACTCCAAAGCCTTCAGTTGACCCTCTAGGTAGTCAACCTGCGCCCGGTGGATCACCAGAGACTCTTTGGCGCGTTGCACCTTATCGACGGCTTCATATAGGGACGAGCGAAGACGCTTAATTTCGCCCCAAGGATTAAAAATACTCAGCAAAAACATACAGATAGCTCCATCATACAGGGTAGAGGGGCTCCATGCCCCGGCCAGGGTATACACGCATTGCGTCCAGTTCGGCCCGGTGCTCAGTGGCGCGGACCAAGAGACCCAACTCACGCAAGTGTCTAAGAGACATACTCACCGTGTCAACCAAGTCGTCGTGCTTACCCTTCGGAAACTGGCCAACCTGCGTCATCAGCAGGTCAGCCCAGGGCCTGTCGGGCGCATAAATCATGCCCTCAGCAAACAAGTGCTGCACGGAATAGAGGCGGGACAGCTTATCCTGCGACTTGGGGTCGTAAAGCTGCACCATGAAGTTCTCATTGCCGTAAAGACGCCGCAATTCCTGGGAGACAGAGATACCGGCGGCCTTGTTTTCGATAATCAGCTTGTCGATCTTCAGCGCCTTGGCCGTCTTGGCGACCTTCTCCACCAACTCGTGCAACTCAAGCCGCACCTGCCAGGAATGCATCAGCATCACCTTGGGCGCGGGCTCAGAAAACTGCCGCTCGTCATAAATCGGCCTGCCGTTGGCGTCCAAGACGCGGCTGGCGACAGCCTTGGTGTCGGACGTAAATACCCCCCAAACACTTAAGGCGCTGTAATCGTTGGCAGTTTTGGTAGTGTAGGCCGTGTCGAGGGACGCGATAATGAAGTCCATCGGCGGGAAGGACTGCTCCTCCCACAACTGCCACCAGTCGCGCTTAATGACGCCGCCGCCCGCAGGCTCGGGCCTCTGCTGCAACTGACCGGCAGACGCAAAGGGGCCGAGGGTACGCTCGAGCCGCTTGACCTCCTCCTCGCCAAAGCGGTCGGGCCACAGCAACTCACCCTCCTCCTTGCGGGGGTCGGTCCAGCCAATGGACGACGAGAACGACCGGTTGGCCTCGTAGCGCATTGGCAGGCACAGGTGGGTCCACTCGCCAATGTCCTTGGACAGGACGTGGCCGGTCAGGTCGTTCTCGGCCAGCCTTTGCTGGATTATGACATAAGCCCCCGTCTTCGGGTCGTTAAGCCGGGTGCTCATGGTGGAGTCCCACCAGTCTATCGTCGTCTCGATGATGGCGTCGGAGAAGGCTTCACCGGCGGCGTTAGGGTCATCGATCACGATGATGCTGCCACCTTCGCCCGTCACCGCCGCGCCGATAGACGTAATAAGCCGCTCGCCGCCCTGCTCGTTGGAAAAGCGGGATTTCGTATTCTGGTCGCTGTTCAGGCTAAACCTGTCGCCCCACATCTTCTGGTACCAGGGCGACTCGATCAGGCGGCGGCACTTAACCGAGTCCCGCAGCGACAACTGGTTGGCGTAGGATGCATGCAGGAACTGAACACCGGGGCCAGAAGTGGGTGACCGGCCTGTCTGCGCCCACGTCCAGGCGGGCAGGGCCACGGATGTAATCGACGACTTGCCCATTCTGGGTGGAATGTTAATTATCAGCCTCTTGATGTCCCCATCGACCACCGCCTGCAGGTGCTCGGCCACAGCCTCAATCGGCCAGCCGTCCCGCCAGGGCGACGAGTCCATGTACTTCCAGGCCTGCCTCAAGAACAGATACAGGCTGTCCTCGCAGTCAGCCCGGTCCAACTCCAGCAGCATCTTCTCCGGGTCAACCTTAACGCCGCCTAGGTCGATCATGCTGGCTAGTCTTCCCCCACAACCCGGCTGCTGCCCTCAATAACCTGGGCGCGCTCACTGACCGCCAGTTCCAATATCTCCCGGAGCGCCTGACGCTGCTCATGCGACAGCGCCCGAGAATCAATCGGCGAGGTCTCGATCTGCAGCGCACCGCCGTCAAGGCCGGTGACCTCAGTCCGCACAACATCCCGCCAGCCCGCCTGGGCCTTCAGCCAGAAGATAGCCGCCGTCACCGTGCCCTTGTGGTCCGGGTCCGTGGCGATGTTAAACAGGTTGTTGGCAATGGCCGTGGACATGTGATGCTTGCCGGTCTCAACCTCGGACCTGTAGTGCTTGCGGATCGTGTCGTCCGTCACACCAAGAAGCATCCCGATCTGCGGCTGCGTCATCCCCATAGTCATGCACAGGCTGACCTGCCGCCTCGTCTCCGCCGTGGGGACGTGCGTCGTCATCGCGCCGCCGGTCTTCACCTTCTTGGCAGGCTTGCTGTCCGCATCCCCCATCACCGCGCCCTCGGCAAAAGCGCCATGGCCAGCACGCTTATCGCAATGCAGGTCAGGCTTACGACAAGCGCAAACATGGGTCACCTCCGGGGGTCATGCGTTGATTATAGGCGCGGGCGGGCCCGGTGCCTAGTGGGCGGTTTTTTGTTTGCCCATACCCCCCCCGTCTGTTTTTAGCGGAGGGGGTACCCCCTTTCGCGGGGTGGGGGGTGCTTTTTTGGTATTTTGGCGGTTTTGTTGTGTGTGGCGGGTCTGCGCGCGGTAACCCTATATGGTACCAAAGCTATAGCAAAAGGGGTGGTACGGGGGGCCCTTTCTTCCAGCCTGAGCCCGCGCCCGCCTACGGCGGGCGGCCCAGGCCCGGCGGCCCGCGCCCGGCGGCTGTAACGTTACAGCTGGCGGGTATAACGTTACACCGGCCCGCTGTAACGTTACACTTCGGTGGGCGGCGGGAGAATGTTTGCCCTCCCGATTGCTTGACCCCGAACGATCAGCGGGGCTGATGGTCGTGGTGCCTGACGGTGTTGGCGGCCAACGGTTGGCGTGGCCAACTGCTGGCCGCGCTGACGGTCGGCGGGCGCAGCGACCGGCGGGCTGTCGGCCCGGCGGCGGTCGGGGTGCAAATAAATGTGCTGCCCCCCATTGACACAGGTCGGAACGACACCTTACAAGGATGGCTCTACCGCATACCTACCGCCCGCCCGCCGGGCCTGACCCAGGAGACCACGACCATGAATACCGCTGACATCGCCGCCCGCCTCGCCGCCTACATCAACCGCCACAACGCAGGCTCCTACGCCCGCCTGCCCGCCGCCGGGCGCGACTGGCTCGTGGCCCACATCCTGGCCGAGGCCGGGGTTGGCCAGGGCGAGCACCGCTTCGTGCACAACGCGCTGAAGGGAGCCTGAGCCGTGATCACCGTCAGCTACTCAGCCATCGATGGCTTCCGCCAGAGCCGCAGGCATAAGAACCTCACCGCCGCCCGCGCCTTCGCCGTCGCCATGGTCGGCGCGCACCCCGAGACCTACGGCAGCAGCTACGCAGTCAGCGACGACGGCGTCGGCACTGTCCGCGTCACCGGCTGCACCCTGGCCGAGCTGTTCGCCCGGCCTGCGGTCGAGGCCTACACCTGCCCCGCCGCCTGCGTCTTCGGTGGCCCCGCCTACATGGTCGCGACCGAGGACGGCCCCACAGCCCGCTGCGACTGGTTCGTGGGCGTCACGAAGGGCGGGCAGGACTACGTCCTGAACCACACATTCGGCTCGCGCCACGAAGCCCAGGCCCTGGCCAACAAGGTCAACGAGCGCGGCACCATCAATCTCGCCCATTGGACCAAGGCCGTGCCCTACGACCGCGAGGCCGAGGCCGCCGCCGACTGGCAGGACGAGCAAGACGACCGCCGCTCGTGGGGGGCCTGAGCCATGACCCCCACACCCTGGCTGGCGCCCTACACCTGACCGCTGTCGCACCGACACCATCAAGCCCGTCAGCCCAAACGCTGGCGGGCTTTTTGACGCCCGTCAGGTGGCAGGCCGGTGGCAGGCGTGCAGCCCTGCATTTACATGCAGCTTTGCATGTATATTTATTGACCCCGACGCGGCCCAACACCTTGACACCCGTCGGAACGACCTGTAATGGTGCATGGCACCACCCGCTGGACCACCAGCCCATACCTACAGGAGCTACCTATGACCACCATCACCATCACCAAGACCGCTTCCGCCAAGACCGCCCGCGCCCAGGTCGGCCCCCTCTACCGCACCAGCCGGGGTAACTACACGTTCCGCACTTACGATGCCGACAGGGACGCATGGCGGGAGGGAGGCTCCCAGCCCTACGCCGCCGCCCGCCAGTCCCGCGCCGACGCAATCGCCCTGCGGGTGCTGGTCGCCCAGGGCGTGTCCTACGACGACGCCTACCTCACCGTCTACGCCTAGCCCCAGGCAAGCCCCAGGACGCCTCCACAAGCCCGCAGCGCCCTCCGGTGGCCTGCGGGCTTCCTTTTGCCCTCCCGCGCCATCCTGAGCGGTTTACGGGGCATCCTAATCCCCACCCGCGCCCCACACCGTCAGCCGAACGGGATTTCGTCGTCCAGCGCCCCCGAACTGTCAGCCAGACCGGCCAGGGGGTCTGCGATCTCCCGCCGGACCACTGTGACCCGCGCGCCGGGGAACGTCTCCTTGATCTGGTTCGCTTCCCGCTGGGATGCCACGAACAGGGCCACCTCGGCCATGGACCAAACCACCATCTGCCGACCGGCCTGGGTGCGGGCCACGGCGTGAGCCTCCGCGCCGGTGCGGGTGATGGCCAGGACCGTACCATCCGGTAGGGGAGCCTCCCAGACGTCCGGCGACAGCGGCAGGGCCCCTGCAGCCTCCGCAGCCCGATCCAGGGCCCGCCACGCCGAGACCATCCGGCCCGACTGCACCCGGACGTCCTCCAGGTCGCCATGGAATATCGCGTTATTCACGAGGTACCGCTGCCGGTCGAACCTTGCCCTCAGGTCGTCGTCCACCAGCAGCCTCAGCCGATCAGCACCCCACTTCGTTTCCATCTCGACAGCGACCACGTCCATCCCATCGATGGCCGCCGAGCCGGTAATGTACATCCCGTGGCTGGTCGCCCAGGGGCCAATCCCCACGCCCAAAGACTTGGGCTCCTCCCGCTTGAACTTCGACGACTGCGCTCGTGCCATAGATAATTTCTCCTAGCTATCTGATCACCACCGGCTTGATTGCCGGTGATCTGGCCTTCCCGACTAGGGGGGCTCGAAAAGCCCTCCGTAGGAGGGGGGTTATGCTCCGCATGCTCCGCATAATGATTTCAATGGCTTACCTATGCTTGCTCCGCTTGCTCCGCACATGCTCCGCAGATGCTCCGCACAATGATTTCAATGGGTTAAGCATACGCGCTCCGCAAATGGGGTCTTGCTCCGCACATGCTCCGCAGATGCTCCGCAGGGTTTTTGTGGGTGTTTGGCTGATAGTTTTTCTACGGTTTTTGGGGGTTGGTGGCCGCGTCTAGCTTCTGCCTCAGGGCCTCATTCTTACTGGCCTCTCGGTCGATGGACCGCTCAATTCCGTTGGTGAAGTCGCTGTCGTCGCCCAGGGCCTGCCACGGTGTCGGCTGGTTGATGTGGCAGTAGCCCCTGTCGCTCTCGTCGGGGAACACCCAGGCCATGCAATCTGATCCCTTGCAGGAGCGCGGGACTGTCGCGCTGCTCAGGGTGGGGCAGATCATGCTGCGGGCCTCTTCTTCGGTCTGGCTCATAGGTGGTCTCCTTGATGGTGCACGACGTAGGTGTCGCGCTTGATGACGTCGCCGACTGTAGAGTTCACGATGCAGGGGCGCACGGCGACTGGGCGCCCTCTCCACTGGCGGATGTGCCCCCGGCGTAGGTGCGGCCTGGGTGAGGCGTGCGTGCCGCTGGAGGCCATGCGTGAGGCCTCCTCACGGGCTTCTAGGTACTGCTTGACCCCAACGTAGGTGATCGGCCTGCCGGTGGTGTTGCCCTTGGCCAGGAGGGCTGCGTGCTGCTCCCTGGTGGGGCCCCTGCGCTTTAGCTCGATGCCCTTGGTGTTGAGGATCGACCAGAGGCCGAAGAAGAACACAGGGTCGGTGGTTTCGGGTTCGGAGTTTGGGGTCCAAACGACAACAATTTTTCCGTTTGCGCTGTCTCCATTTTGCCGTTGTATGACAAAAAAAGAGGTAACCGCCGCGCCCAGCATGGTGTCCATGATAACCGCGACGAAAATATAACCCTCTTCAAGGATTACGTTTGGGGGGAAAAACGTCTTGGATACCAGCCGCAGCAACGGGGTCATAACCGCCGAGTCGGTTGTCGCCACGATTGTTTTTCGGTCAAAATCAGCAGGAGTCGGCATGTTCCTTCCAGAAAGATCAGCCGTCTCTTTTGGCATGTGAGGATCGCCGGGAATTGTGGCGGTAAAGACGAAATTCTCAAACGGAGGGACGAAAAATCCCGCCCTGTAAAAAGCCAAACCGACGTGATGCTCCTGCTCGACTTTGTCGTATTGTATTTCGGAAAAATTAAACGTCTCCGCCTTGGGGAGGACTAAATTTACAAATGCCTCGCAAATAATATTCGCGCCCATGTAATCCAAAGCCTCCTCCCGCCTGTCGGAGAGGACACCCGTGTCGATATTTTGTTGCCACGTCTCGACTGCGCGCCGCAGCTTCTTCTCAATCTGGCTCATAGGTCGCATCTCCTTTAGGTCTACCGGGATTCCGGTTGACCTCTGACTAGGTAAAGTATGGTTATTCAGGCAGGCCGATCTGTTGGACCATCCATTTGGGGGTGATCAGGCCGTCGCGATAGGCCAGCATCAGTAGGGACACCGACGCCGGTATGGCGTAGTCGCCAGCCTCCCACCGGACGACCTGCCGGGGCTCGACACTGAACATCCAGGCGACGTCCTTCTGGCGCAGGCCCAGGGTTGCCCGCAGATCGCGGAAGGCCTGCGGGGTCATTGCATCGCCGATCATGCGATGGCCACGAACAGCAGGCAGGTCACCACCACAAAGGCGGTGACGGCGACGAACTCCAGGGCGACACGGCCCAGGTTGGCCCGGCGGCGGGTGGGGCCAGGGTGACGGTGCTCGAACACCTCGCAGCCGAACAGGGGCATGTGGCGGTCGGAGCCTGGGCCACGCAGCAGGCTGCTGTAGCTGTCGGTCGGCAGGCGGGGGGTCTCAGACGGCATCGTGTCGGTCCTTTAGGTTGATAATGGGGGTGGGGGAC